CGGCACTTCTTCCACTTGACCACGCAACCCGCAGTATCAAGTTAGCAACCCTTTTTATTGACCTGACGGAAGATGAAGAATTTGCGATCAGATACCATGATGGTCTGTATGAATCAGCAAACTATGCAGTGAAGGGAAATGAAACCCCGTTATATTTGATTCTGCACTATGCTGATTTATGGTCAAGCAGAGTAACAGAAGGCAGCACAGATGAAGGAAGTGAAGAATAATGGATAAAAGAGATAAGAAAATCAGACAGTTAGAAAATGAACGCAATCAGCTAATGGCTGAAAATCAGGAATTGAAATATATCATCAATGATATTCAGTCAGTGAATGATATTATGCGTGAAGATATTGAAAAGGAATGTGCTGCTGAATGTGGTTGTATTGTAATTGAAGGAAGTCGCACCAGTGCAGCGTATCAGGATTTAGTTGGTATTCTTCTTGCAAATAACTATTCTGTTGAAGTCATACCAATGGATGAACGCAGAAAGTTAAAAATCATTATCAAGGAAAGTGAGGTATAAGAGTATGGTAAATGAAAGACAGGGAAAAGTTTACAATCCCCGCCCGGTATATAACAGAAAGTTATTACGTTCAGTAATTCGTGCGGGAGTTCAGAAACAGTTTGGTCAGCATCATGTTTCTGCTAACATGGCGGGAAACTTTGAAAAAA